CCCCATATAAAATATTGGTTAGCTACTAGAGAGTATCAGATTATAGATAAGGTAGATGTAAAAGATGTACCAAAGAATTTATGCTTACGAGTATCAACTACTAAAGTAGATAGTCCACCACCTAAGTTTTGGAAATGGACATCTGGTGTGCATAAAGATAAGAAAGCAATAGGTAGAGAATGTCCTGCTTACAAACAAGATGGTGAGTGTGGTAGTTGTCGTGCCTGTTGGAGTCGTTCAATTAAACAAGTAAGTTACAAGGAGCATTAATGATAGAGTATAAATTTATAACACAAGGTAAAGCACAAGATATAAAAGCAATGAGTTTAAAAAAAGCTATGCGTTCCTTTCAATCAAAAGCAGGTGACGCAAAAGTAGTGTATGTAGAATGGCAAAGCCGTAAAGGTAATGTTAGTTTCTACACATACAATCTTCCATACAAATTTAGAAAAGAAAGAAAAGGTAGATAATGATTATAAAAGATGTAGTATTAAAACTAGAAGATCATATTAAAAGTATAGGTGGTACGATAGATGAGTCCACAGCTTATATGGATAACTATTGCCACAAGATTACTTTTAAAATAAATGAAAAAGAATATACTGTTGACTTAACAGATTTAGATATAGTGAATACATTTAATGTTTGAATTTAAACACCCAAACTATTATAAAAAAATAAAAAAAGAAAATCGCTTGACAAATCAAGACAACTATGATAAGGGAATAGAAGATGAAAAAATACAAAGTAAGAGTAACAGGACTAGGAATAGAAGCAACAGCGATAATACCATTCGAGGTAGAACCAACAAACGAACAAGTAGAAAATAAATTAGCTGAGTATTTAAATCATAATCTCATGAAGATTGAGCCAGATGATTTCTATGCAACCGATAGGTATTCCATAACATACGAGGAATTACCGATTGAATTATAAACAGCAACTTGCAGTGGTGCAGGGTTTATCTATCCAAGCAGATACACAAACAAGAATGGATTGTCCATTCTGTAATGGTAGAAATACATTCTCTGTAGATACAACAGATAACAAATTAAGTTGGTATTGCTTTCATGCTTCTTGTAGTGCTAAAGGTAAAAAAGAAGGAGAAAAAAATATGCAATATGTAGAACGAGTCTTTCATGGTAATAAAGAATTACACATAGAAGATATTAATTTTAAAATACCAGATAGCTTTCAATCAATATACTCAAATGAAAAAGCTATGCGTTGGTTATCTAATAACAACTGTTGGGAGTCTTGGTCTTGGGGTAGAGCAGATTTTAAATATGATGTAAAACAAGATAGAGTTGTGTTCTTAGTTAAGAACAGAGTATCACATAAAATAGTAGGTGCAGTAGGTAGAGCATTAAATAAAAATGATTTTCCTAAATGGTATATGTATGGTAATAAAGATGTGCCATTTAAATGTGGTGATTGTGAAGACTCTGTAATTGTAGAGGATTGTCCATCAGCTTGTGCAGTATCTAATATACTTACAGGTATTGCAATCATGGGTACTAAATTAAAAGATATACAGAAGTCACACTTGAAACCATATAAAAATTTATATATATGTTTAGATAGAGATGCTACAACAAAAGCATATGACATGGCAAAAGATTTAAGATCATCTGGATTTGATAATGTAATTGTTAAACCATTAGAAGATGACTTAAAATACTATAACACAGAACAGGTAAGGGAGATATTTTATGATAGAAAAACAAATGATTAGGCTTATGCTTAATAAAAAATTTTACACACAGTACAAAGGTATACTATCTCCAACAGTATTTGCAGGAGATATAAGTTCTTTGTATGATACAATACAAAAAGCACACGAAAAGTATGAACAAGATATAAAAGTTGATGAGTTATATTCTTTGCATACTGCTATATTTAATCCTGCATTAACTCGTGCTGCGAAAGAAAAGTTTAGTGAGTTAGTAGAGGATATAAAAGAAGTACAAGAACCTAACAAAGAGATAGCAAAAGATATTATGCGTATCTTATCTGATAGAGATCTTGCACAAAGAATAGCTGTAGAATCTACAGAAATATTTAATGGTAAAGAAGCAAACTTTAATGAGATAACAACCATGATAGAAAAACATAAGCATGGCATTGATGAAGAAAAAGTTCCTGCAGTTACAGGTGATGTTAGTGAAGTGCTAGAAGCACTAAGTGTTACAACTAAATGGAAGTTTAATATACCTATACTAAAAGAAAAGGTAGGGGGTATTGGTGGTGGTAATCTTATGATTGCATTTGCTAGACCAGAGACAGGTAAGACAGCTTTCTGGGTTAGCTTATGTGCAGGGCCAGATGGTTTTGCAGAACAGGGTGCAAAGATACATGCATTTATAAATGAAGAACCTGCTATTCGTACACAGATGAGGGCTATATCTTGTTACACAGGTATGACTAGAGAAGAAATAGTAGATGATATACAAACAGCACAATCTTATTGGAGTGATATAAAAAATAATATAAGTATGTTTGATACAGTTGATTGGTCAATGGAAGATATAGATTCTCATTGTGAAAAACATAAACCAGATATAATAGTTATAGATCAGTTAGATAAGATAAGTGTTAGTGGTACATATGCAAGAACAGATGAAAAATTAAGACAGATATATACAAGCACAAGAGAGATTGCAAAGAGAAGAAACTGTGCTGTGATTGCTATATCTCAAGCATCTGCTGATGCACACAATAGAAATAGTATTTCATTTGACCAGATGGAAAACTCTAAAACTGGTAAAGCAGCTGAAGCTGATTTGATTATAGGTATAGGTAAAAATACTGGTGCAGATCCTTCAGATAAAAGTAGAACATTATGTGTAAGTAAAAATAAAATAAATGGTTATCATGGTGAACCCGTGTGCACAATTAGAAGAGAAATAAGTAGGTACGGAGTATAGTGAATTGTTTATCTATATTTTTTGCTATATCAATGCACCTCGGATTACAGGGTGATTATAATTCATATCACCCACATGCAAGATGCCAAGTTGATAATTTAATATCTGGAGTATATTATAATAGCGAAGATAACATTAGTTTTTATACAGGTATAGAGCATAATGGATTTGAATTAGGATTGGTAACAGGGTATGACCATAATAAAATTGTACCCATGGTTAGATATAAAAAAAATAATTGGTTTGTATCACCTGCACTTGAAACAGATGGTAACATAGGTATAGTTATAGGATTAGAATTTAAAATAGAAAGGTAAATATGAAAAATAATTTAAGAATATTAAGTTTAGGTGCAGGAGTGCAAAGTTCTACTCTTGCATTAATGATTGAGAAAGGTGAGATACCTATGGTAGATGCTGCTATATTTGCAGATACTATGGGTGAGCCTAAGGCAGTTTATGATTGGTTAAATTGGTTAGAAAAACAATTATCTTATCCAGTTTACAGAGTTTCTTTTGGTAATTTAAAAGAGGATAGTTTAAATCCTAAATGGAATTTTGTAACAATACCTGTGTATACAGTTAATAATAAAACTGGTAAAAAAGGTTTACTTCGTAGGCAATGCACGTCAAATTATAAAATAAATCCCGTTAATCAAAAAGTTAGAAGGTTATTAGGTTTAGCAAAAGGTGAAAAAAGAAAGAAAGGAACTAAAGTAGAGATGATTATGGGCATATCTACTGATGAAGTGTTTAGAGTTAAAACAAATCAAATAAAATTTATAACTAATGTTTACCCATTAATAGAGAAAAAAATGAGTAGGAGTCAATGCAAAGAGTGGATGTTAAAAAATAAATACCCTAATCCACCTAGATCAGCATGTACTTTTTGCCCATTTCATAATAACAAAGAGTGGAGTGAGATAAAAAAAGGTGATCAAAAAGAATGGCAAGAAGTAATTGAGTTTGATAAAGCTATTAGAACTAATACTAAAACTGATGATAAAATATATTTGCACAGGGATTGTTTACCCATAGACCAGATAGATTTTGATAAAGATAAAGATAAAGATCAACCAGATTTATTTAACAACGAATGTGAAGGGATGTGTGGAGTATGATAACAACAGTAGACGTAGAAACATCGTGGCAAAAAACAGAGACAGGCGGCTATGATCCATCACCATTTCATGAAGATAATATATTAGTTAGTGTGGGTATCAATGAACAATATTATTTTACAAACCATAGTGAAAGAGTAGACAAAGGTTGTTATGAAAAGATACAAGATACTTTAGATAAAACAACTTTACTTGTAGGACATAATATAAAATTTGATTTAATGTGGTTGTTAGAGGCAGGATTTAAATACACTGGCAGAGTATATGATACTATGTTGGGGGAGTATATACTTAATAGAGGTGTAAGAAAAAGTTTAACATTAGAGATGTCTTGTCGTAGAAGAAAAATAGGATCTAAAGATGATAGGATAAAAGAGTTTATGGACAGGGGTGTATCATTTGAAAATATACCTGCAGATATTGTAGAAGAGTATGGTAAGATAGATGTTCAGATAACTAGAAGACTCTTTGATTCTCAGATGGCAGACTTTAGATTACCTAAGAATAAAGGATTACTTATGACAGTTAAGATGATGAATGAGTTCTTAGTTGTATTATCTGACATGGAGAGAAA